CTGTAATCAGTTTAACGTCGTGTTATAGACGGGAACAAAGTTAGGACGGACCTCTCATTGGACCTTGGATGACCTTACCTTTCTTAGTAAGGCGATTTCCCTTAGCAAGAGCCTTGTTGTTCGACTTGGTCTTTTTCTTCTTCTTCTTCGCAGTCAAAGAATTGCCGGGGGGACCCGCCACTTGAATAGTAGGTAAAGAGCGGACTTGACCTTGAGGGTGTTCTCTGAATGCCTCCTTCATAGCCTTAATGGCCATTCCACCTCCTTTCGCAAGGGGATGGGGAAGCATCAAGAGACCATCACTCACAACATCAGCAAGGGATGACATCACAGATTTGAACCACTCAGTGCTATCATTTTCTGCGAAAGTGACTGCACATGGCATTTTTGATGCTACACGGTAGTAAAGCTCAAAAAGAGACGGCTCGTATGGCGGTGATGCGGTTGCCAACGGATAAATGGCCGAGTCACTCGGGGTCGGAAAAATTTCAATGTACCACCGAGCTCGAATGGTGTAGGTTCCAAGGGGATTGAGGCCAGTGACCATGATGACCGTTTGTTGGACGGGGCTGTGTCCGGGATCTTGACCAATGATTTGGGCACTACCACCGGGTCCTCCAGTACCAGCCGTAGTCTCATTGAAGGTGCAAGTGAGATTAGTGTAGGTTTGGAGTATCTGTCTTCCAGTCGCTGAGCGAATGAAACCAGTAGCAGTTGAACCCATGCGATCATCGTCAAGACCAGAGAGTGGAACAATGGCGTAAAAACCATCTTGAGCTTTCCACTCCCGAACATCAGGTGAAAGGACCATCTGTGCCTTGTTCTTTGGAGCGTTCACCCAGAATTTACAATCGACAACGCCCAATCGAGCGCTCGCCGATGCATCTGCAAAGATCGCGTACGAATCAAAGCGGGAAGTCTGGGGAATGGATGCAGCAATGAGGGAACCCTGTCTGTAAATTTCAGCAGTTGAGTCAAATCCTTCAATACCATGTGAAATAACACGATAAGGAGAATTGATAGCTCCATCAGGCACATAAAGGCCTGTAGTGTTACTGTCTGAATCGGCAGGAAAATCCGCGCCCGCATCTGCAAAAGCAATGGTGACAGGATATCCCACAAAGCCAGTGAGGTTTCCCGGTCTAATAGAATTGCCAATGATATTGGACGAAGCCATCTCAGGTATCCTTCTTAAATGGGGCCTAGTGTCCACTCGGAAACCCCAGGTTGAGCCAGTGAAAGAGGTCGGTTTAGTAACAACAATCTCTTGAGTAATGGGGAGAACAACACTCCGCCCAGATCTCATACTTGGCATGCCCTGGAGATTCGTGATAGACGAGTCCGTGAATGGGTCCAATGCACAGCGAAGCCATGCAAAGCCTTCTTCAGAAACGACTCCTGAATCAATAGCTTGACCGAGGACCTTCATAGATCGGTTGTATTTTGCTGCGTTTGGTACGCTCATAGGTTGAACATTCTCGTTCGCGATTGTCCGGTTTAAGTCCGACATGACTATTTCTTTAAAACCTCCATCTCCTCCAGACAGTGAGGCTTGGTGAATGACTTCGGAAGGGTTAAAAAAAAGAAAAACCCTACTCTCCAATCCCTGATAGAAAGCTTTAATATCGCCCTCCGTCAGTGACGTGCAAAGAGCTCGCCGTGCGGTGAGTGCCTCATCGTCATTCAAGACAACTTCTCTACTGTCAAAGAAACAGTCCATCGCGTCTTTGAATATGTGATAG